GGTCAAATGCTGATACTTCTTCAGCCATTGCTATTCATCTCCTTTATCAGCTCGACTGCCGTTGCTACATCGTCCCAGTCATCCCAGTATTGCATTGGGATTCCAGTCTTAATAGCAACTGTGACTAATAGCCGCCTTATGCTGTCGGGCTGATGGCTTTTGGGTCATCGTTGCCAGTCCTTACATCGGCAACAGTTTCCATCCAGATATCAAAAGACTTGACTGGCTTACCAGCACTCTCGCGCTTATAAGCGTTATATGCCAAGAACATTAAATCCCAGATTCCTATGTTGTCTTGCGCCTTTGTGATTGTGTGGCCTGTGGTCTTTTCCCACTTGGCCCACTCTGGCGGTTGAGCAATATAGGTGGCAACTTCGCCCCCGTTATATTCAATTGTAATTGATAGTTTCATAGCTCCCGATGCTCCGATCTCTTAGCTGAAGTTCTCTGTTGGTGTTCCAACTACTGTCATCGTCCAAGTGTCGGTAAGTGCTCCAGGAGCAGCTCCACCTGCAGTTGGGAAGATTGGCAATACGCTGAAAGTAAATACTGCCCCAGTTGCAGCTGTGAAAGCAACTGTGAGTGTGGTGTTAGGTGATGTTTCAGCATCAGCCCACATTGCTTCGAATAGAGAGCTTGCAACTCCCCAATCCTGTAGCAATTCAATTGCAAATGTCCATTGCTTATCAACGGACTTATAGGCGCGACCATCAAGAGTCTGATAGGTCTCGATGATAGTTTCGCAGCTTAGAACTGCGCTTGTTGCTTGGGCATCGTAATTTACGCTATCAAGCGTGAAGGTAACATCGCGCCCAGTTATTACTGTTGTTGGCATTTGGGTCTCCTATGCGGTTTGCTCGTAGCGGACGCTCAAGCGTATGTCTGCAACCAATAAATTGGTTGTTCCTACTGTTGTTACTGACGGCCTATCGACTGTCGATAACTCATACTTGGATGCGTTTAGCGCTCCAAGAATACTAATAATTAATTGCTCTAAATTGTCTAATGATGCGGCGTTGCTGAAATACGCAACGCAAGCAGTTATAGTGTAATTTAATTTAACGCGAATAGTTGTCTTGCCTAAGACTTCAAGTTCCATATATGGCGCATCTGGGACGCACACTATTGCTGGAACGATTGGCGCTTCTGGAACTGAGTCATAAATATTAGCGGTGCATCCAGCCAAGGCAGTCTTAATAGCGCCTCTAACATCTGTAGCAATTGTGCTTGGCATTATCCGACCATCGTCTCTACATCAAGGTATGGCCCAAGTAGCCCAGTTACCTTGGCAAGTAAATTTTTAGATAGGCGGTAAGGGGTTACTGCAAAATCTACCCCTTCTATTGATCCACCAGCTGCGGTTCTTGCTTGAAAGATTTCTACTGAAATGGTCAGAACTGCTGCCTCTACATTGGGATTAGCAACATAGGTTGATAGTCCAGAGAGCGCAGCGTTTCCTGCTGGGATAACATTCTTTTCCAATACATCTGCATTGGTGATTGCGACTGTAAAGACATAATCTGATAACTCATCTGGTAATACTGTGTGAGTGCCGTTAAATGGTGATCCGCAGCCAGTAATAATTACGGATTGGCCTTCTGTAAATTCTTGGATTGTTGCGGTCTCAAAGTAAGCGACATTATCCTCAAGCTTGACTTTGTTTATCTTGCTCTGAAATGTGACCAGCATTGGCAGAACTAGGTTCTCTGAAGCATCGACAATATCGTTTAGGTAAGCATCTGAATATAGGGATGACGAGACGCCAAGAATCGTCCTTAGCTCTGTGGCCGTAACTATCGTTGGCATCTCGTCTTCCTTTCAAGCAGTTAGGTGAGCGGCCAGCTCGGGAGCGGACTGGCCGTCACTATTAGGGTTTTATCAGGTTAAGTTGAAGTGGCAAGAACCATTTGCAACTTTAACGGCAAGTGCGCCGTAGCCGTAGTAAGCAACCTCAATCTGGCCGTTTAGAGCCACATTTGTCTGCAGACGGAATCTGCTGGATTCATACCAAGTGTAAGAATCAGGATTGATTACAACCATCGTTCCATCTCCAGTTGGAGCTGCGCTCTGGTTGATGCCAAGTGCGCGAGATACATATAAATCAAGTCCAGCAACATTTCCGCGAAGGCTTTGTGGGCTTACTGCTCCACCTGCGTTTTGAGGCTGTGAAGCTGTGTAGATTGGACGGCCTGAATCGTTGTAGCTCATAATCTTTGACCATTGCTCAGGTGTCACAATTAAGTTACGAGCAAATCCAAGAGAATCAGCATAAACTTCAGCAGCTGCTTCAGCAATGAAGCCAAGCAAGCCTGTCGCGCTATTTGCTTGAGCTGTTGGTGCTAATTGACCATTAGCAAGAAGTTGAGCAGCAACAAATTTATCTGTTGCAAGTGAATAGGCATATTCCATCTGACGGACTAGCTCATCAAAGAATACTGGATTGCTTCGGTCAAGAAGTTCAACGGAGAAGGTCTGGCCACCTGCATACTTATTAACATTTACTGTTAGGAAGCTGTTGGTCATTCCTGTCTCAACAATTGCATCGCCTTCGTTCTCATCTTCAACTGTTGGAACGGCAGTAATCTTTGGAATCTCGAAGCTCATACCAGCATCTGGTAGAACTCCGCGAGAGATTGCATCAATTGTTGAACGATCAGCATTTGATAGTGGGTTGATTACCTCGGTTAATTGACGAGTAGGAATCAAGCCAGCGTTATTTGAAGTGGTGTCATCTGCTGCCATAACATACTGACGAGCAGCGTCATCACCGAGCTTAGCGCGAACGCTATTCTCAAGATATTTTGCCTTTGTAAATTCAAGGCGAGGTGCTGTGTAAAAGGCTGGGCGAGCTGCCTCAACCATATTTGCTTTAGCTGCTTCTACCGCTTCTTCAACGGCAGGAGCAGGAGCGGTAGTGTCAGACACTTGGTCTCCTTCGGTTGGTTTCTCTGAATCAGCGGTTGCCAAGTCAGAATCTTCTTTTGGTGCTTCATTCTCTGATGCTGCTACTTCGCTAACGCGAGCAGAATCAATTGCAGGATCAGTTACTAGAGATACCTCATCTAAAGTTGCTGAAGTAATCTGCATAACGCCTTTGTTGTTTGTCCATTCGTTAATCTGAGCTCCAACGCTAAATCCATCGCGCAGACCTTCAGTTGCTTCAATTAAAGCATCTTCTCCAGCCATAGTATTGGCAATCTTGAAAGTTGCTTCAATACCAGACTTAGTTACATTGTGAGAGACCATCTTGCCAATTGGACGAGTGCGGTCGTGCTCAAGAAGCAACTTAACTGGCTTTATCTCAATTGAATCAGCTGCAAATACTGTTGGGCCAACTGAAGTATTGCCTTGCTCGTTCCAAGTGACAATAGTGCCAGTTATAGTCCGCTTAATTGTGTCGGCCGCTGTAACGACCATTGGGATATTAACTTTCATTAGGGATTAAATCTTCCTCTCGTTGAATCTGCTCAACGCTCATCGCGCCAATGCGGTTTAGGATTTCATAAACTTGAGCTCTCTCTAGTGCGTTACCGCGTAGGAAGTCATCAAGTGCAAAGCGCGTCATTACTGGATTGGGTGTGAAGTCCGGCAATGATAAGCGTTCCTCAATTGCCTTAAGTATTGGGCGAAGTGAGAAATCTACTAATGAGCGCCGCTCGGACACCGCGTTTGAGTAAGTCATAGAAGTCGTTTCGGCGCTTAAGAAGTAGGCTGGTATTCCACAGGCCCGAGCTAATTCTAGTGCTACATATTGACGCGCCTCTGCAAGTTGCATTGATTTAGGATCAAAACCAAATTGCTGTAATTCTACATCTGCATTTAGGAAAGCTGTTGATCGAGATTGGCGAGCAGTTTTCCAAGCGGTTAGCAAGGATGAAATTCTTTCGGCAGTTAAATTAGTGCCATTAGACTTTAATACCATTGAAGGAGCAGGCTCTTTAGCATAATTAACTGCTGCGTTTTCGAGATAAACTGCTGCTGCAATTGTTTTGCCAGCTCTGTGGAGCAATCCTTCATCTCCGCCATCAAATCTTATAATCGAACCTACGCCATTAAGCGGAACTGACTTACCATCAACTTTGTATCCAGTAATTGTGGTATTAAGGAAATCGGTATCAACTGTGACGCGCTCTGGACTTACCCGAGTCCAAGCTCTGACGCGTCCGCCATCGGTTGCGCTATACATCTCAAGCACTTGACCATAACCAGCGCCATATAACCAAATATCTTCTGCAAGCCAGCAATAGATAACGAATCCTGCAACTCTTGGGTCTGGCTGATTTATAACTCTGTGTGGATCAACATACTGGCCAGTTATGCGATTAAAAGTTGTTAAAGGTAATGAGCCAATAGTTCCGCAGATGATATTGCGAGCTCTTGCAACGGATGGAACGCTCATTGCTAATTGTCGAGTGGTATTAGTTGCACCGCCAAGAATATTATAAACTGAATCGCTAATCTGAACTGGTGTTAAAGCTGCTTGAACATCAGTAACGGCAATAGGGCGCTTAGCCTCAACTGCTGGAAATAGGAAATCTCTTATAGCACCCATTAATCACATTGTAAATGAGCCTACTTACACAATTTGAATATCTACGCTAGTTTCAGACATAGTTGCATAGTGTGTTGCTAAGGCCGATGCAATTGCTCCGCAAATTGTCGTATTACTTACTTTGCGACCCATTACCCAGCCGCCGTCACCGAAAGGCAGTTTGACGGCGGATAGGCATTGTTTAGTCAGCTCATCTTGTCCCGAGTGAGCCAACCGCTGTGATGAGATAGCTCCCAATAACTCATCGCAGCTTTGTGCATAGTCAAGGCCATCTATCGGCTCAACCCTAATACCAGCAGGAGCTAATCGCGCAGCTACTGCCGATGCGGTTCTGGCTGAATAGGCAACCAGTTGAACTGGATACTTTCGCAC